CTCCATGAATTCGATACGACCCGTCTTGTAGGCATCGGGGTCCCAGGGAACCCAGATACCCACGGGCCCGACGAAAATATCGTGATTAGGATCACCCTCCCTCAATTTCTTACATCGCATCTCTGCCTCCTCTTGTGTGGAGAAGACGCCGCGAATCTTGAGACCACGTGTCGAAGTTTGGAATGAATTTTCCTTTTGGAAGAGCTCGTTCAAACGCGTTTCGTTCTTATCCAAGAATGTGGCGAAATCGTCCTTGGTGGATGAGGCCTTCAACCTGGTCTCCTCCTCGTTGGAGAATTCATTGAGATCGGCGATGACTTTTTCCACATTTAAGTTGTATTTGTAACTGATAAAATGGACAAAATCCAAGAATTTTGTCATGGACTTGTTGAAGTCCCATTGTTGGACGAATTGGTCGAACAAATAGGTCTCGCGCTTTTGTAAGATTTTTTCGGGAGAAATGAAAGACATGCATGCGAATTTTTGACCGGCGATGGGATCGTCCTCCTCTAGGACATCGATATATTTAGGATTCGGTTTCCCATTGGGGAGATTTTTACGTTCAAAACCTGTTTTCGACATTTAGGAATAAATGTCCAAGATCGTTTAAGTATTTTTAGAGGAGAATATTATATTGATTTTTCTTTGATTTTTCTTCGATTTTTCTTTGATTTTTTTCGTAGGGTATAATATATTTAACAAAAATGCCTGCCGGATTTGATTTCACAGAGTTTATCAAGAGAGCTATTAAATACTTGGTGGAGGGTATTATGGTTGCTATTGCCGCCTATGCCATCCCCAAACAATCCCTCAAATTGGAGGAGGTGATTATTATTGCTTTGACCGCCGCCGCTACATTTAGTGTTCTCGATGTATTTGTTCCATCTATGAGTGCTTCCGCTCGGGGTGGTGCTGGATTCGGTATCGGTGCCAATTTGGTCGGTTTCCCTGGGGGGTTATAAGTTGTTTCCCACACCACACTACATACCCATATTTTTTCAATAAAACTGTAAAATTTTAGTTGTTATACTAATAAAATAATTTGTTTTATAGATAATTTATTTTATACTTTGGAAATAAAACCATATCTAACTAATCATAATCTATACACTCGGGAAAAATTCCCAATCCAAATCCTGACATACTTTTTTCCATACCAAATCCGATTGCCGCTGTTTTTCCACATCCTTCATCAATGGAATATAAGGCAAATATTGTGTCTGATCCAGTAAAACACACAATTGATACAGCGTATATGTATAATTGAAAAAGTTCGTCCGGTCCGCAGGGCAATGAAGTGCCCATGGTTTCTGAATCTCAATAAAAAGAACACACAGCGTTTCGTGTAATTCCTCGCTCATAATGGGCGGCTTGATTCCGAAAATCGAATTGATGTATTGGATATGTTCGAAATATTTGTTTAGCCCCAATTTCCGCAATATTTCGCGCATTTTTTCGTAATTAATCTTGGACATGTCGGTAATACGTTCCTTCTTGATACGGGCCTTGATCGCGTCGATGACTTCGTCGGGAATCTGGGTGGTTTCTTTGGCCTGAAATTGTGAGAGGATTTCCTTGAAATGGTTGAGGCGAATATAGGCTGTATAAGATACCTCATTGGGAGGCTCTTTGTTGTTGGGTTTGGCATTATCCACAATATAGGTTACGAATTTGCCACACTGGTTATTGTTACATATCAATATTCCTTCTTCATCTTGGGGCACCAATTCTCCTCGATGACAACTTTGACAGACGTCGGCGGCAGAAATATAGTAATCTTGGGGATTAGTGAATTCATTATTGACATTTCGCCAATATTCTTGGTAGAATTTTTTCGATTGGGCGTATTTTTCGGTGTCGATTTTTTTGGTGGATTGCGATTCTGACGCACCGATGGATCGATTGTTGGGGTGTGGTGTCTGAATTTTGAAAAAAGAATTGAGAACATTGACGTTTTGATTTCCCGATTCTCCCCCCGCCGAAATATGTTTCTTTTGCTCGAAATAGTCGAATATATATCGGGAATTGTCCAAGAGATATCGCTTTTTTTTGGATTGGAGGTCCCGAATTTCGGCCTTTTTAGCCAAGATTTGGTCGCGAATATCCATATAGAGGTCGATTTGATCTTTGGTAAGGGATCGGCGTTGGGCCTTTAGTTGTTCGATATCTTGGATAATTTTAGGAATAATGGTGGTTTCGATTTCATGAAATTGGTTTAACATATCTGTATGTTTTTCATCGAGAGATGATATTATCTTGGACATTTTGAAGGATTTAGAATGGATTCGCTGTAAAGATTAATATCCTTTTCTTGGAAAAATATAAATTTCATCATTATTCGATGATTATTCGGTAAAAATGGCGATTTTACAAAGATATCTATTATAAGATGCCTGAAAAAGTGGTCGTTTCATCGGGCAATATTTCGCCCACCAAAATGCAAAAGATGATTTTTATTTTTAATGCGATCGAGAGAGGCTGGACGGTAAAAAAGGCGGAGGATTCTTATGTATTTACCAAGAAACATGAGAGACGGCGAGAAGTCTTTCGCGAGGATTATTTAGAGAATTTTATTGTTACGAATTTTGAGGGATGAATAGACCCATTTCTAAAATCTAGTAATAATATAACATTGAATATTTTATATTATTGATATTATTTTATGGTTAATAATAAGATAACAAGCGGTAAAAAAACAGAAAGTCGCATTGAACAACGTGAATATGAAGATTACATAAGAAGTACATTTCCAGATTTACCCCTCAAACAATTAGTTAAAAAAATCAATTCGAAAAGTGCAAAAAAAAAATGGAAAGCTAGTCAAACTGCTCCAGTAATAGCAAGATCTGGCAACAACAAGAGGTCTTTATTGGGAAAAATAAGTCGTGAAAATGAGACGGGTGCAACCATTTTTAAGAGAGGACCACTCGCGCAAGGTACTTTGGGTGTTGAGGGTTCTGCAAATTTAGGACAAGGCAGAGCTGGACATACAAATGTTCATACCGCAATTGCAAATGTTCCGGGATTAGTTATTGCAAGACAGCGAGAATTACGTGATGGTAGAGAAACAGATGTTATTGTTGAAACATGGGCGACCGCACGCACGCAGATGAATCCCGCTGCGGTTTCGGCTCAAGGTAGAGGAACCATCGGTCATTCTGTTACAATTGATATGCGTCCGGATGGTCCGGATGGTCCTCCGGGTATCCGACAAAATTATGTAAGATTTATTTCAAATAATCGGAAACTTTTTGGTTGTCATGTTCCCCCCTTAAGTTGTCATATTCCCCCCTTAAGCATAACTCCAATGACTAAATTTAAACGCATTGGTGGTTCTGATGGAGGTTTCGTATATAATTATGATACAACGAACATATTTGAATCGATTGGTGCGGGCACTTTGTTCGGAATACCGAATACTGAAGTTGAATATATTAGAATGCGTCAAATAATATCTATGACCGATTGGCTGACAAATATGCCTCTCGTTAAACAAAGTCCTATGACAAATGGAAGACCACAGGGTAATAAGGAGCCTCCGCATACTGAACATGTTTTGTCTATTTTGGATGCTTTGTGGTATTTAGATTTATTTGAAACGGCGTATGTTCCATTAATGAAAGATTATCATGCTTTTATGGAAGCATGGTATAACGCTAATCTTTGGGGACAAACCCCCACATCTGAAAATTTTTTGGAATATTTGAAGACAATTAGACATAGACATATTGGATTCAATGAAGATGTTGGAGCATTTTTACAAGAAATTTGGCCAAGAGCAAATATCATGGACATTAAGGGCGCATGGACCAAGATTCATGATTTTATTTTAGAATATTTATATGCCAATGCCGATAGTAATTACGAAAAAAACGACGATTCACTCATATGCGTTAGACTAAATGATAGGGGTGATAGTCAAATCGTATTTAATGAACAAATGGCAAAAGATTTGGCACAAAGAATCTGGAAAAAGAGATTGATACTAAAGGGTGGATTAATCGATATTATATTTGGGACAGAATTGGGGGAATTTTTTAAATCCAAAGATATGGAAAAAATATGGAAACGAAACATAGTAGCATCATGGAGACAACGTTTGGATCCAACATGTGTCTATATAAATAATAAGATTCAAAGAGGTGGTCAAAATTTATTTGGTTTGGCTACTATATCAAATTATCGTTATCGACTTCCTCAAACAATCAAGGAAATCATGTTTGGACATGTTGCTCCAGTTCCACAAGGCGAACCCATATTGACATTATCCCAACAGGGTACTTATTTGGTGCCCACAAATGCGATGACTGTTATAGTTATGGAAAGCGTAAGCCAGTTAATTGCCAATTTTATAAGAAATACTTCTAGTGGATATAAAATAGACTATGATACATTCATTCGATTTTGTGGATTCAATATAACAGGAATAGAATCAGCCGAAGATTTCTACAACAGAATTTTATATAATGAACCTGGATTAAGCGTCAGACGTTCAAAACGAAAAGGCGATAATGCTGAAACTATATATCAAACCATTGCTTATCACGCACTTGATACATACATTAATAGTAATCCTGTATATATTAATTTTCTACGAAATGCATTTATCATTTTATTTTATTTGTATGAAATTCCGATTGAATGGGGTGTATATTTAGTATCTGATAAAAGCACGCTTGCACCTGATCAATTGGACGAAATGGAAAGAATAGGAATAGAGGAACAGTTAAAAACGCAATATATTGCAAAGGAAGAGCGACGAAATGTTATTATATCATGTTTATTATCTCAATTTCATATTTTACTATCTAATTTTTTCTTGGAAAGAGCAGGGACTTATGCGAATAATACAAACGATCCATTACATTCCTTTTCGACGGAGATTGGACAAAAATTATATGGACTAATTCAATCAAAACGAGAGAGTTCTATTATAACAATAAATAATGTACAATTGAATGAATCTGGAAGTTATACTTCACAAACTGTAGAAGATTTTAATATCGATATTGTTTTACAGAAAATATCGGATTCTTTGAAATCTACAACGTCCGATTCAAATACTGTTAGGTTGTTCTATCCTTTTTATGATTATGATTATGCAACGTGTGAAACATTTTTTGGAAAAGATTTTGATAAAATATTAGTCACGATGGCTGATCAAATGACTGATTTAAATTATGGTACAAATTTAGTACCACCGACGGTTGTAGAACAAACAATGTCTAGCTTAAGTAGTAACAGTGGTCCTGATTTAAGACGTACATATTCAACACAAACACCAATTGCAGTTGGACGATTACAAGAGTTGATGCAACACTATGGTAATCTTGGTGCTTTTAGTCCTCCCGATGCAGGTTCTACTACCGATGGTAATGATAATCTTACTACGAGACAACTATTTGAAAAAGCAATGAGTTTGCCACATTTTCCAGGTGGTTCTAAAACAAAAAAACGCAAGTCTCGCGTTATTTTATCCAAACGAAAAAAACATACGATTCGTAAAAACAAACGCAAACCCTCACATAAACGCACCACAAAAAAATACAGATCCAAATAACTCACGTATTTTGTTACCATTATGGTAACAAAATAAACAAACTGACCAAACCATAACCCCATATTTCACACATACATAACACCCAATCCAATTCACCCCATTTAGACAATTCGGTTTCTTTAGCCAAAATTATTTTCTCTGGAAAGAATATAATTAGCAAAAATGGCCGGAGCACTCATGCAACTCGTCGCCTATGGCGCACAAGACGTCTTCCTCACTGGAACACCCGAGATCACATTCTGGAAAGTCTCTTACCGCAGATACACAAACTTCGCTATGGAGTCCATCGAGCAAACATTCTCGGGCCAGGCCGATTTCGGTCGCCGTGTGACCTGCACGATCTCCCGCAACGGTGATCTCGCCTACCGCACCTACCTCCAGGTAACTCTCCCTGAGATCAACCAGTCTATGAGAAACACTGGTGATACTGGTGCTCTCGGTGTCTATGCCCGCTGGCTCGATTTCATTGGTGAGCAACTTGTTGCCCAAGTCGAGGTTGAGATCGGTGGCCAACGCATTGATCGCCAATACGGTGATTGGATGCACATCTGGAACCAGCTCACCATGTCGGCTGAGCAACTCCGTGGCTACTTCAAGATGATTGGTAACACCACCCAACTCACATACGTAACTGACCCCACCTTTGCCAACATCTCTGGTCCTTGCGCCGCTTCTGCTGGCCCCAACCAGGTTTGCGCTCCCCGCAATGCCCTTCCTGAGACCACCCTCTACATTCCCCTCCTCTTCTGGTTCTGCCGCAACCCCGGTTTGGCTTTACCTCTCATTGCCTTACAGTACCACGAGGTCAAGATCAACATCGATTTCCGCCCCATTGGTGAGTGCCTCTGGGCCGTGAATTCCCTTCTCAACAACGGCACTGCCCCTTGCACCGTCACTGCCGCCTACCAGCAATCCCTTGTTGCTGCCTCTCTCTACATCGACTACGTGTTCCTCGACACCGATGAGCGCCGCAAGATGGCCCAGAACCCCCACGAGTACCTCATCGAGCAGCTCCAATTCACTGGTGACGAGTCCGTCGGTTCCTCTTCCAACAAGATCAAGCTCAACTTCAACCACCCTTGCAAGGAGCTTGTCTGGGTTGTCCAGCCTGATGCCAACGTCGATTACTGCTCTTCCCTCATCGGTGGTCAGATCCTCTACCGCACCCTAGGTGCCCAGCCCTTCAACTACACTGATGCTATTGATGCTCTCCCCAATGCAGCCTTCGCTTTCGGTGGTGCCGCAGAGATTGCCTCCAACAACTTCATGCTTTCCAGCGGTCTTTTCAACGACCCCGCCGCCGTTGATCTCCAACAAGCCGGCATTCAGACTAATAGCTGGGCAGGACTTAACGACGGTACTATCACAGAGTCCGCTGTCTCTGATGCCGGAACCTTCGTTCTTGCCGAGACCGCCCTCGATATGCACTGTTGGGGCCAGAACCCCGTTGTGACTGCCAAGCTCCAGCTCAACGGCCAAGACCGCTTCTCTGAGCGTGAGGGTTCTTACTTCGACGTTGTCCAACCCTTCCAGTGCCACACCCGCGCACCCGACACTGGTATCAACGTGTATTCCTTCTCCTTGAAGCCTGAAGAGCAGCAACCCAGCGGCACGTGCAATTTCTCCAGAATTGACAACGCCACACTCCAACTTGTGCTCTCGTCCGCCACTGTCGGTGGAACAAACACCGCCAAGGTGCGTGTCTATGCCACCAACTACAACGTTCTCAGAGTGCTCTCAGGCATGGCTGGGGTCGCGTATTCCAATTGATTTTATTACAATATTCCAATTGTTACTTTTTATTTATTGTTTAAAAAATAATATAAAGACATAAACAAATCCATAATATAAAATAATTATATTATGGAAAATCAAATAATCGAATCCTATCATTTAGATACACCAATATATAAATATAATAACTCATTAAATTGTATTGAATTGTGCTATAAAAGTAAAACATATTTTGTAGATTCCGATTCTCTATGTGATATTTTAAATTCAAAAAAAAAATTCATATTTCGCAGCAATTCTGAATATTATCCGTCATATTCTTCAAATTATAAGTTTTTTTCTTTGTTAGAATTTTTGT